GTAATTTTCTTTTTATCTTTCAATTTTTCTAATTCGTCTAGAACTTCACTTTGAACAATTAAATCAGAACTCTCATCATCCCAAAACCAACGTCTAGCTTCTTGGACTGCACCATATAATTTTATTTCAGCTTCACTTTCTGATTTATTGACTATTGTTAGAAACTTGTGCACCATCTACACCTCCATTAAAAATTAATCCTGCTTGAATCATCTTCTTATTTTCGTCTTCCAACTGAACTATATTGTTTTCGAAGTCACCACCATTAATTTCAGTTGTTTCTCTTTCCCTTGTACTAAAGCCGTTTTCAACTCTAAGTTTAGCAGCATTAACCTCTTTAACAGGGTCAATTTGCCCTGGAGCAGGTCCAATCCATTCAGAGCCTTGCCAAGCTTTACGAATAATTGGATCTGCAAAATATCCTGGTGCATTAATGCGTCCTCTTGCAACAGCTTCATTAAGCCACAACTCATACACAGGTTTACAAAAATCATTAGCAAACCATGTTCTTTTCATTCGAAATGACTTCCAAGCTTCCAACAGTGCTGCCCTTGATGCTGAATATGATGCCAAGAATGATTTAGTTAATAACTCATGTGGAATTTCAAGTGCTGCACCAATATGCTTAGTTATAGAAGTAACAAAACCCTCAAATCCACTTGCTGGTCTTTTAGGATCTGCAAATACTACATCCTCATTTTCACCAAGCACATTAATTGTTCCAGCTCCAAGCTCATAAGTTGTTGGGTCTGCATCATCAACTCTTTCAGATTCACTTATAGAATCTTCAAATGGTATTTCACTTCTGTTACCAGTTTGTTTTATGAACACAGTAAAAAAAGCTTGAATAACCGCAGCAGTTAATTCAGCTTCTGTGTATCTAGTTATTTGTAATAACGACTCAATTACAGGTGATAGATAAGGAACTCCTCTGTATTGTTCACACCTTTCAGATTCCATAAGATGAAGTATGTTTGGATTGCCCGTCTTATCTCCATAAGCTTGTATTCTTGTAAACTTTGCATTACATAAATTATTACCCATATAATGACTTGAAACGTAATAAGCAACTATCGAACCATTTTTATTTATTTCAACACCATTTATAATTTTATTTCCATTAGATAATTCTTCTATTAGTGTTTTTTGACTATTTAAAATTCTAGGATTATAAATTCTATCAGCTTCAATCATGTGTAATCTTAACGAGTAAGGATAAAATTGAGTTGGATTATCCATTTCAATGATACAAAATCCATCACCATTTAGAATCCAACTTGTAAAAGCTAATTGTTGTAATTCATAAAAATTATTAACTCTTGTTGTATCACAAAACTTCGATTCCGCCCAAAGTAAAAATTCTTTTTCAGTTCTAATTGACCATTCTTTAGCGGTTTCCTTTGTCATATTTAATAATTTATAATCAATACGAGGTTTAAGCTTCAAACCCTCCCCTACAACATTAGTTCTATTGGTATTAATAGCACTTCTAGCTAATGCTGAACCCATGAATAAGCTTCTAGACCTTTGTCTTAAGGTATTAAGATTATAGTCTATATCTTCTACTGGACTTTTAGACTTAGATATCATACCCTTTAAAGCTTTTTTAATCTTGCTTGCCCCGGAATCACTATAACCGGAGTTTATAAATTCCTTTGCAATTTGATGCTGAATAGCTTTTTTAGGGCTAAAAAAACTTAATGTTTTAGCAAATATACTTATTGTAATCACCACCTGTCGAAAAATAATATTTTTAATCTATTAAACCTTTAGATTCTTCATAAAAAAACATTTTAAAATAAACCTCGGCTGTTGAATCTCCTATGTTTGTAAATTTTAAAATATAATAAACATTTGATGTCTTGGTTATTAATTCTTGGTTTTCACTTGAGTTGATTTCAGCATTACCAGTATATTGATTAGTTGAATCTGCTAAAGCTACTGCATCATCCCAAACAGTTCCTCCTGAATAAGTTGGACTTTGTTTTATCGTACTCTGTGCAACATTAGAAGAATTATCATTTGTATTCCTTATGCTAACAGATGTACCAGTATCAGTAGTAACAGTTACATTCTTTAGGATTTCTAGTTTTATTGATGATCCTAATGTTTGCAACTTTATGTTTTTTAAATGTGCATATAAAGTTGACGGTGATTTAAATGAAAATTCTTTTATAGCCCCAGCATTCAAAGAAAATAACGAGCTTGCTAAATTGCCATATCCTGAATGATGAGCGGAATGATCTGAATTTGTATTTTTTATACCATCTGTTATTTTTTCAAAAACATTAGATACTTCCGCAAGTGTTCCATCTTCTCTTTCTAAATATAATTTTAATTTTTCTAAAACTGACATATTTACACATCCCTCAAAGTTATTCTGTAAGCTTTACGCTTGCCACTACTGTTTGATTCTAATTCATCAATCATATCTTCTAAATACTTAATGTTTTTTTGAATATCATCTAAATCGGCTCTTTCTAATTCTCTTGAACCTATTTTATATCTTTTACCATCAAGTACTGCAAGCTCAGCTAAATAATAAGCTTCTAATCTACTTTGATACCTTTCTAATCTACTTAATGCCAAAATTACCACCCCGCTTTAATCTATTCCTTTTTTCACAACACCACGTCTTTTCTTTTTGACTTGCTTATTATCAACAGTATTATCAACTGATTGTGCATTGTTTATTTTTTGATTAAGTCTATCAAAATCAACATTTAGAACTTTCATGGCACAAAAAGCATAGTTACGAACATCAAAAGGCTCATTTCTCTCTTTTATTTTTTCCCATACCATCTTAGGTTGACCTCTTACATTTCTTTTGACAAGCTTTTCACTCGTAAGTCCTTCAAAATATATCCTGTCATAACCTAGTTCAGTATTTAATGGGAAATTACAAAAACCATCACCTTTTTGTTTTATTTTCAATCTCGAAATTATATTTGATTTACCGCCATCAACTCCTAAGATAACCACTAAGGCATTCTCACGTTTTGACCTATAATATCTATGTATAAAAGGTAATCCCTCACCACCATGTCCTTTTATAGAATAAATTCTATTTTGTTCATGTTTTTTAGTGAACTTATAAACATCAGTAGTGTTATGTCCACCTGAGTCAATAAATGTACATGCAATTTTAAGCCTTGAACCATCGATAAAACTATATTCTTTAAAAATAATATTCTCTAATTGCTCCCAAGTTTGAGGGTTATCAGGCTTACCCAAAATTCTGTCATATTTAATTCCCCAAGATTGTTCACCTCTGCCCCATCCTACAATTTCATACTCAAGTCTATCGCCTTGGGTATCAACACCACATGTCAATAGTAAAACACCTTCAGGAATTTCAGCCTGATACTCTTCCCTACGCTCCATTAAAAAATCAGTCTTATCAATTTCAGCAGAAATTTCAAAAGACTGACCAAATAATGTATTAACAACAACCTTTAGCATTTGTTCATCATGCTTAGATTCAAGCCACTCTTTTATTATCGCTTCCCAACTACCCCATGGACTTACAAAGGCATTAAGGTGAAAACTTCTAACACCTTTTGCATCTGGATTGTTTTTAATCCATTCACCCTTTTGTTTCTTCCACGTAAATTCATTTGCTTTTTCTAAACAAGCTGGACATTGAAAAAACACATCACTTACTTCATATTTTCCTAAATCATTTTTACTATGTTCAAACTTCATACCATGTATATTCAAGTACTGTGGATCACCACAATGTGGACACTCTATTTTCCAAACTTCCATAGTTCCTTTTTGATACTCATATTCAATCCTTGACATGCCTTTGATTGTAGGAGTTGATACAAATATCTTTTTCTTATTCCAAAAAGTTGTAGTTCTTCTCTCAACAAGTGATAAAGGATCTCCTTCAGTTCCTGCAGATACTGGATACCTGTCAATTTCATCAGCAAGTAATATTCTAATGGGTCTACTTGCTAATCCTGCTGGACTATTAGCTCCACCAAGTGCAAGGAATCCTCCTGGGAAGTTCTTCATCAAAATTGTATTATCTGAATCTCTTGTCTTAGCATCAGATACTTTTTCAGTTAAACATTTAGTATCACGAATCATTGGAGCAATACGCTCTTTAGAATACGATTTAGCTAACTCTACAGTAGGTTGAATAAATAACATAGGTCCTGGATCTAAATCTATAAAATATCCGATTATAACATTACACATGACAGATTTACCTATTTGAGAACTTGTCATTAACACAATCTTCTCAATCTTTGAGTCATTTATAGAATTTAATATTTCTTTTTGATACGGTGCCCTATCAGTTCGCCAACGTCCTGGTTCTGCAGATGATTCTTTTGATAACATAATATTTTCATCAGCCCATTCAGATACATTTAAATCTTTTGGGGGTTCAAATGTATTAAGAATCCTCAAAAATGATTTTTTAAGATTCTTCTTCATCTTCATCCTCCTCGGCAACATCTTCAAACCTATAATTGCTCAATTCAGTTAAAGCACTTCTAATCTCAATATCTATTTCTTCTCTGATAAGATTTATATTATCTTCAGATACAATTCTAGGAGCAATTTTACTTGCTAATCCTAATAATTTAGCTTTGCAATTTGCAATAACATTAATCATTGCATATTCAACTTCTTCTAGGCTAACTAAATCCCTCTCAATCTTTTTAAGTTTAAGTTCTGATAGTTTCCTCTTAACTTCTTCATGTTTAGCCTTTTCTTTATCTAAACTCTCACAAGAAGTTGTGTCATATTTGAATTTGTAATATTTATCTATTGCATCACAAGCTAAATATTTATTGTTATCATTCTTAGAAATGATATTATCGCTCGTGAGTTGATGCACTCTTCTTTCGCTTAGATTGATTAAATGAGCCAATTCTTTAGCACTTAATTCTGAAATCAGCAATAATACCACCTCCTCGAAATGTTTTATTATATGTTTTTCTATTTTGCTAAATTAAGGTACTAACCATGTCACAGAATGAAGTCATATGAAAAATTTTTGTAACTGATTAAATCTCGGGCTCGTCCGCCCC